GAAATAATGAAGGCACTCATGAAAAGGAAGCCGGCTAAGAAGACAGCAGTTGATTACAATTACTTACTTCAAAATTTTTAAGAATGAAACACAACAATTTTTTTCTTTGTGGGAATAAGCTAAACAGTGATTTCCACAGAGGTATGAGGCGGCATCCCGCCTTGCGTTTCGGTTCTGCGGCTTTCAAGACAGATGCTCCGACTGACGATGATGATGCTGATGCAAAAGAAGCATTATTGGTTCAGGTACGCGCTGCCGCAAAAGAAACGCTTACATCTGACAAACTCTACAAAGAGTTTGAGAAGATGAACAACGAGTGGAAGAAATTTCCACTCGAAGCAGTTCGTGCTTTTTGCGATGAAAAAGAAGGCGTTCTTGCGCGTTTCGCAAACATGGATGCAAAGTTTCTTGAACTGGAAACACGTGCAAACAACTCCGGTCAGAAGGAACTCACACTCCGTGGTCAGATCGAAAAGTGGACTACCGACAACAAAGATGCCATTGCATCTATTAAAGCTGGTACAAGGCGCGAGCTTCCACCTATGGAAATTCGTGCAGTAGCTTCTCCAATGTTGCCTTCAAATACGTATGTTACAACTACGTATCTTCCACCTATTTCATGGGAAGCCGGAGTGAATGACATTCCAAGAGCGCAACCTACATTCTGGGATTATCTTACAAAGGGCGCAACTGACAGTCCTGCTTTTGGTTGGGTTAATAAAACTAATGTGCAGGGTGCAGCCGGTTTCATCGGACCTGGAGTTCTGAAACCGAACATTTCATTCCAACTTCAGACGTTCATATCAACTTACAGAAAGGTTGCCGTTACAGACAAAGTAGCTCAGGAACTTCTGTGGGATATCAAAGGTATGGAAACTCTGATTAAGGATGAAATTCGGTATCAGATTCTTATTGCTTGTAATACAGCTGTATTTAGTGGAACAGGTTCTGCTACATCACCAACTGGTATTACTAAACTTGCCGTTGCTTACACGTTGACAACTATCAAAACAAAAACACCAAATTATTTTGATGTTCTTCGCGCTGCTGTTGCTCAATTAAGAAGCGGCAATCTTACTGGTGATATTACTATAGTTATCAATCCTATTGACTCTGCCAATATGGATATGACGAAAGCAAGTACTGCTGGTACTTATTTAATGCCGAGTTTTGTTACTGCTGATGGTAAAACCATAGCAGGTGCAACTGTTATTGAAGACGCATCTATGCCGGTTGGTAGTTTCTTCGCTGGTTTTTTACGGTATTACAAAATTCTTATTTACAAACCATTAATTCTTACCTTTGGCTGGGAAAACGATGATTTCACAAAGAACTTAATTACGTACTTGGGTGAGTTGGCATTTCATCAGTATTTTAATACTGCTTACACTGGTGCATTTATATATGACACCTTTGCATTAGTGCTGACTGCAATAACAGCACCGTAGTATTTTTTCTTTTGTGGAATTGCATTTTTCTTAACTTTCTAAAACAAGTTTATGGCTAAAGATAAAAAAATTGAACTGGAGAATTATACAGACCAGTTTGTAAGGGTTTTCTCTACCGAAAAGAATCCTTATTATTCAGAAGGTACTGCAGTTATGATTCATCCTGATATGGCTAAACACCTTACTCAGATTGGAATGATGACTGATCAAGAACCTGAAGGATTCGAAGAACCTGAAGAAGAATAAAAAGTTATACAATGCCAAAGCCAGTTACAGCATCTACGTTATTAATAGATACTTCATTTTTTGTTGGGGAAATAAATATTCCTAACGCTCAAAAACCAGAAGTTAAAGAAAGTCTTGAATTGTTTATAGCTAAAGGCGAACAACAATTACTTAGACAACTTTTTGGTCATGAACTTTATGTGTCATACGCGGCTGATAGCACTACTCAAAGATTTCAAGATTTAATTTACGGAGAAGATTTTGATTATTGGCGTGGACTTATTTACGATATTACTCCAAGTTCTGGTACTAATATCGTAAGAGGAAGTTTAATCGCTGATTACATTTATACTTGGTGGATTAAAGATAAACAACTTTGGAATAGTGGTGTTGGAATAGTAAGACCTAAAGGCGATAATTCTGAAGTGATGCCTATATCACTAAAGATTATGAACGCATGGAATCAGTTTTCTCATCAAGTTTATGAATTTGTCTTTTTTATGAACGCAAATATAGATGTTTATCCAGAATGGAGTCCTATTAATCTTTGGGAATTTAGAGTTATAAATGATTTCGATATATGAAAAAGAAAGGCGAAAGTGTATTCGTAGTAGATATTATGGGTGATGTTGTATATCAAGTTGCAACTGATCTTGGTATCGTTATTAACTATGTGTACGGAGATGCTTTGGATATTTTAAAGAATTTGAAAGATAAAGATAACAGCATTACGCTAAAAGGAACTAAGTATGTATTGTTTGCACTTTATATGCCATTTCCTGAAAAGCGTGGAACTACTGGTCTTTATGCTGATGTTACGATCAGAAGAATGACTATCGCAACATTAACTAATTCAGATGATGAGCCAATGACTCGTTATCAGAATACTTTCAAACCAATATTGTATCCAGTGTACGAAGCTTTTCTCTATCATTTTGCTAGGAATCATCATATAGGTTCTAAAGATCCGAATTTGATAATTCACACAAAGGTTGATGTTCCAGGTAAAGAACCTGTTTCTGGAATTAATGACTTTGTTGATTGTATAAACTTAGATAATTTTCAATTTACAGTAACACAAACAAAAATTTGTTAATCATGAGTGCAGTAGTAAGAACTTGTAAATCAGATACGAGTTTTAAAAATACGGGTTCTGGCTCGAACCTTTTTCCTGCGGCGACTGCGATGGTTATTCTGTGTGATAAAAAGTTTGTCTTTACAGAGGCAGACTTGAATAATCCAGATGTACTATCTGCTTTTACCGAATGGGTTCATGCAGACGCACCCGATAAAGTGTATCCTCTTTTTGGAAACAATGTTACTATAAGTGGCATTGTGAATACCAAAGGGACTGATAACACTGTTACCTTAGATGATGGTAACACGATCTTCGTTTCTTATACGAACTACACAAAAGTGTTCTCCACGACTGATGGTGGTCTATGCTTTGCGAAAGCGTTAAAGAGTTTTAATAATGCAGATCTGCGCGTTATGGAAGTTGATATTAAGGGCAATCTTATCTGCAAAGACAATCACGATGGAACCTACAGTGGTCTCAAAGCTACTTTGTATGCTCCTGCGATTGATATGGCAGACATTAAAAATCCGGCTAAGTCATACTTCTCTGTTGCGTATATGCCTGACTATTTTGTAGATAATGCAGCCATGCTTGCAAATTGCAGTTCTTTGTTAGACCTTCAGGGTTTGCAGGATTTGAGGTTTGTAGATGCCGGTGGTTCTTCAGCAACAACTTTGAAATTAAGAATAATTGATGAATGTTGTGGAGATGATGTAACCAATGAATACGGAACTGATTTGGTTGCAGATAAAACTCTATTCACAGTTAAAGAATCTGTTGCAGGAACTGTTGTAGTTCCAACAACATCTACGCTTGCAGCCGGAGTGATTAGTCTTGCAGGAACTTATGTGGCTACAAAGACATATAATGTTTCTTCAGCACCACCTTCTGGATTGTATGCGAAAAATGTTGAAGGAGTTTACATAAATCCAGCACCAGTTAAAGTTCCATAATTTTTGCTCTTCTTTTATTTGCTCATTTGTCATTTGTTGATTTCTGGAACGTATGTGAGTCATACGTTCCAGTTTTTTAAATCTTTTTTATGTCAACATTCGCCGGGTTCGAAAAGTTTCTTCAAAATATAAGAAGTTTTTCGGCAGAAAAAGAGGTTGAAAAACAGCTTATATTAGATAAAGCTGAAATAGTTATAATGGTAAAATTGCAACTCGAAAGTGGTATTGATGGAAATGACGATCCAGTTTATCTTTATAGACATGGACAAAGACGAAGAAGTTATGCAAGATACACTATACAACAAAAAGATATGTTTGGTGTAGGTATTGCTTCTATAACAGAACACATAACTAATTACATGAGCGGTGGATTTTACAGTTCTATATATGTAGATATTTATTCTAATGGAAATTTTGAAGTAAAGAGCAGTAGTTGGCTATACGAAACAATTAAATATAGGAGTGGTGCAGATATAATAAATCTAAGTCCGAGTTCTGAACAATGGCTATTGGAACAACGCATAGAACCCGATATTCAAAAAGAAATAAACAATTTGTTTTACGAATGAAATGCGAAAAAGTAACAATTGAGATTTTCATGGATGCTTGGTTTAATGAAGAGTATGAACTAATAAGCAAAGAAGATTTTCAGATAGTATATGCTGAATACATAGATTTAGCTGGCTTATATAAATCAAAAGAGTTTGAACTAACTACTTATATAAATTATTTAAAGAATAGAATAACTGTTTTAAGAGCCGTTATCCATTCTCAAGAAATGTATTTTGAAGTTTTTAATAAACCTTATATTCCAGGGTTAGAATTTATAAAAGATACTTTTGGATATAACTATATTTGGAATGATAGCGAAAAATCGTTTTCTTCTTTTTTGAAGAAATTAAAGAATAATGAACGAACAAAAGTAACTGAACTTAGACGAAAGGAATTCGAATTTGACAAAATTAAAGAAGCAAAGAAAGATGGCGATGTATCAAAAGTTCAATCAAGACATGAGTTCATAAAGATGCTTAATTCGTTTAATAAAAACGGTTATAGAATAGAAAGAGATAAAACAACTATTGAGGAATTGGCTTTAATGATTAAGATGGCTCAAGATGAGTCAAATGAATACAAAGCAAAATCTTTAAAATGAGTCAACAAAATCTTTTATCTGTAGGTTTCGATGTAGCTGGATTGCAGGCACAAGCTGTTCAGGTAGAACAAATAGTACAAAAACTATATGCTGATTTAAAAGCTATGGATAGTGTTAAACTATCACCTATTGATATTACTGGTTTGCAACAACTAACTCAATCCATTAAAGATCAGCAAACTCAAATGAACAATCTTGGACAAAGCATTGTTAATCTTAACAATGTAATGAACAATTACAATAACACCTTAAACAATGCTAATGCAACTCAAGCTAAAACAGTAACTTCTGTAAATAATTCTACTAACGCTATAAATAATAATACTAAAGCAACGCAAGCAAATACTAACGCTCAAAATCAATCAACTCAGGCATCAAATGCTGCAAATTCAGCAGCTAACCAGAGTAACAAAAATGCAACGAAACAACTTGATTTGCTTAAACAACTTAAAGAGAAAAGAACTGATCTCAATAGGATTCTAGCTAATTCAGGTTTAGGTAGTAATTTATCTGCTGCACAAGTAAAACAAGTAGAACAACAATTAAAATTAGTTAATCAACAAATAGGCGACGTAGAAAAGAATTTACAAAGAGCAAATTCTACTGGTATAGCTAATATGGGTAGAGGTTTGAATAGTGTAATGGGTTCTGTTCGCCAAATAGCATACATACTTCCAGGGTTAGGAATAGCTGGTATATTCAATCTTGCATTTGAGGCTATCGTTAAGGTAGTAGAGGCTATGGGTTTCTTTAATAGTAGATTGGATCAAACTATTGAATTTGAAAAGAAGTTAGCAGAGAGTTTTGAAAAAACTAATGAAATACTTAAAGATAGGGCAGATATTTTTGCTAAAAGAGGTGATGAAGAAACTGATTATTATCAAAGAATGAAAGCCTTGCAAGAAGCACAAGGTACTTCTTATGAAGGCGAATTTCAGCAAATAGATGAACTTAATACAGCTAGAGCAAACTCTGCTAAACAAAATGTAGAAAATCTCAATGCTACTTATGGAGAATCAAGAGCTATTGATACTAAGTTAATTACTCTTTGGGAACAAAGAAAGAAAACTGCAGAAAAGATTGC